TGAAACGTGGAAATATTCCAAGTCATCAAAGATTGCTGAAACTTCAGATGATACAACAATCCAGTTAGCTCCACCACGAAGAGTTGACTTGTGGATTTGAGCTGACAATTGGTTGATTACAGTAATCAATGTTTGGTTCCAATCTTTCTGAGTGTAAGATGTAGTTTGAGAAATTCTTCTCCAACCGTTGTAGTCCCAACGTAAGTTCCAAGCGGCACCCTTACGAAGGTCACGAAGAATTTCACGGTCAATTTCAGCAGCAACTTGCTCTGACAATAAAGCTGTCAATTCAGCTTCAGCGTCGATGTTGTGGAATGCCGCAACGTCTTGTGCAAGTTCTGGAGACCACTGAGCTCTTAACTTTCTTTCAGCAACTGAAACAGTTACAGACTCAAGGTCAAAAGAAACCTCACCGATTTGGTCTTCGAATTCTAAGTTCTTATAACGTCTGAATACAGCGTTAAAGTCATTAACACCAAGACCGCTAATAGTTGTACCTGTGTAACCATCTAAAGATGTTGAATCACAAGTAGCACAAATTGGACAAGAAAGGTCAACTTCTAAGTAGATGCAACCTGTTGGGCTACAAATATCATTATAAGAACCACCATTTCCGTCAGTTGGCCATGTTGTTGCAGTACGAACATTCAAACCTGAAACGATACCTTGACCATATTGTTGAGTAACAACTCTGAACAATAATGAATTTGGATTACCAGCGTCGTCCAATAAGTTTGTACAACCACCACCTTGGAAGTCATTTGTTGAGTAAATTCTCAAGTCAGACAAGAAAGTTTCTGAGTCATACTCATTACCATCAGGACCAATCAATTTACCGTTACCTGCGTTAGCAAAACCACACATAGAAACGATAACTTTTCTAACATTCAAACCTTCGAATTCGTTAGTATAGTCAATCAATGTTCCGTTTGACCAAACTTGAACATTTGTAGTAACTGTAATTGCAGACCACTGACCTTTTGAATAGTCAAACAAACCTGGAGGGTCTAATTGACCTTCGTTACCTTCATAGAACAAATCATAAAGATTCTTTTGGAATTGGTTACCAGTTGTATATCCTGATGTTGGTGAACCAGGGTAGTTACCAGGAGCACCTACAGGACCCAAGTGAGAACCTGAAGAACCATCATAATTATTTAATGGTGTTTGTGGGTCAAAATATGGGTTACCACCCGCATAAGCCTGAATCTTAGGTACGAAGTAGAACAATTTACCGATAGGTAAGTTCATAGCTTGTACTGATACGATATCATTAGCAAGTAATTTTGAGAATACACGTCTAACGATTGGGAATACAACAGTTTCGAATGAACCTGAAGAACCGTCAGAAGTTGCTTCGTTAATCAAGTAACTAGCTTGGTTTTCATAAAGCTGAGCTACGTTCTCTTTTAGGTGGCCCTTAAGACCTTCAAGGAACCCTAATTTGTCCCATTTGTTAATAGTATCTTCTTTGATAACTTTAAGGTGCTTAAGACCAATGTTACCAACAAGACCTGATTCTAATAATGCTCCCATTGTTTTAATTTTTATTTAATTTTGAGTTTATTTTAATTTTGCCATCAAGTCTTTCATTCTGAGGAATTGAGGATTTTCATAAGTTTTTGACTCAATTAAGTTAACCGCAGAACCTGTCGATGGAGTCGATTCAATTTTACGCTCGATTGACTCATTCATTGGTTGACTTTGTACAGTTGAAAGTTCTTCCTTGATTGTTTTATACAAATTCTTTGATTCTTTAAGAGTTTCAACACCGTCAAATCTTTTCAAGATGTTAATTTTTTCTTGCTTAGATGTTGAGTGTTCGGTAAACAAACGTGTTGCATAGGCCAAATTTGAATTAAAAACCGCAACTTCGTTTAATTTATTTCTGAACACGTTAAGTGCCTTTCTGTACTCTTCGTTTTTCTCTCTAAGAATTTGTAATTCAGAAGAATCTACAGACTCAACTTTTAAGTGACGTGGAGCCGCTTTTGGTTTGTTCAAACCTTTTCTACCCCATCTTTTGCCACTACCAAGTGTTCTTGATGCTTCATTTGATTCCACTTTCTTTGGCTTGTGTTTAAATTCACCATCAAGAGTTTCCTTATCTTTGTATACATTAACTTTTTTAGCGTTACCTGTACCCATAGTTTTGTCAGGATTCTTTTTAAGAACTTTAAAACCTTCGCCTTGATTTGGATTTTTATTATATGAGAATTTTGGTTTACCCGTGTTCTTACCTTTTGCTTTGAACGCCTTTTTAGACTCTTCTAAAGATTCATTGTATTCGTCATACTCTTCCTCTTCATTGTCTTCATCAGACATTTCGATTTCGTACATAATCCCTTCATTTTCTTCTCCCTCCTCTTCATTATCGGAGTCATCAGACATTTCGATTTCGTACATAATCTCATCACCTTCTGAATATTCATCGCTAAATTCCATGTCATCGTCCGAATCCATTTCTTCTTCGTCTGATTCTTCATCATCAAACATTCTAGAAACAATGTCTTCAATTGATTCGTCAGTAGAATATGGTTTTTCCATTTCATCGGATTCTTCTTCCATTTCCATAGATTCTTCCATTTCTTCTCCCTCATAGAATTCTTCTTCCATTTCTTCGTCAGATTCACCTACAATCATGTATTCATTTTCTTCATCTTTGATATTGATGTTACCAGCATCGTCTTTTGTAACGATGATGTTGTCATCAGGTCCCATAAGTTGAAATACACGAAGTACTTCTTCGTCTGACTTGTCGGTAAGGTCGATTGGTTCTTCCATATCTTCCTCTTCGTCATCAGTATCCATGTCCATACCCATTTCCATGTCATCAGAATCCATTTCGTCATCTGTTTCCATTTCAGGTCCTTCCATGTCTACATCAGTCATTCCAATCTCTTCTTCTTCTTGTTCAGATAGAGATTCCTTTACTAGTTCTTTGATTTCTTCCTTCATAGTAGAAGCAAGTATTCCTTTTGCATTTTCAGCAACCGCTTCTTCCAAGTTTTTCATTTGGATGATTGCCTCTTCAACAATTGATTTTTCTTTTGCCATTTTTGGTTTTTAATTTTTATATAAATATTGTACAAATTCAAAAAAATTATCTATAATTGATATTTTGAATTAAATAAAATAAAAAAAGGAGGGATAAACCCTCCTTTTCTTTCTTATTGTTATACTAAGATTATTCTATCACCTCATCAATCTTACTTTCAACAATTGCAGTTATTCTCCAATCTTCAGAATAATTTTCAAAAACTTTAGTCACTTTTGCCTCTACATCTGTTGGTGAAAAACCTTTAACTAATTTTTCTTGTCTTAGTTTTTTAATTTTACCTGTCTCTGTGTCAGGCATGTCTGTTGTAATTTTTGCTACAAAATATTTTTCGTTCATTTTTATTATTTTTAGTACTTCAAATAATCGTTCAATTTTTTCATTAAGTCAAGCGATTTGTTTGAACTTTCATCAGAAACTCTTTGAGACTTCATTTTATTCTCTTCCTCTAAGTTTTCTTCAAAATTAAATCTATCATTTGGTTCTAAGAATAAATAAGCGCCAGGTGTAGATGGTGACCACACAAGGTCAAAACAAATTATTTCAAAATCATTCTGAACTTCATTATGTTCTCCAACCTTTTTTAAAGACCCAACTCCACGAGATGAAATACCTAAAGTAACACCTTGTCTTAACAGATTTGCGGCTTGGTCTCCCTTAGTTGAAACAATTCCTCTTTCATGAAACCCTGGTGAAGTTAATAGTTTTAATTTACCCATTAAAACAGGTCCTTCCCACCATATTTCAGTTATTGCATGTGAAACTCTATCTAAATCAACAAGTGAAGATTCAGGGTGGTTAAGTTCAGATAACGCAATACCCTTGTCAATCATTTTTTTATAATTATCCGCTTCTCTCTTTAATACTTTCTCAGGATATACTCTTCCGTTTCTATTTGGGGTATTATACTTTTGTAATACCGCATAGAACTCAAATGGTTTTGAGTGGTCAAGCATTCCCTTAGATTCACGTATTAAATCCGCATTACGTTGTTCGGTTGGTGATATATACCCTGCGTCGTATTCAACAAGTATTCCCTTTCCGATTTGACCAGGTTGTATGATTTGATGATTCATCTTTAATTTTTCTTTATAAATATTAAAGATTATCGGTTTCTGTTTTTTCTACCTTAGTTTTTTTAGTTTTGGTTAAGTGAAATTTAAAATATTCGTTATTTGTAAAATTATCTTGGAATACTTGTTTACATACTTTTTTTAAAGCATCTTTAATTCTCCTTGACTTGAAATCCGTTTCTGAACCTGATAAGTAAAAATTTATTTCTAAATTTAAAAATGACTTTTTTCCTTTTTGTAAACCACTAGACCTTAAATCTAAATCAACTATAAATTTGTTATCAAATAAAATTTTATCTAATGATTCTAAAACTGAATGTTTTATTGCCCTACTTAAGTTTAAAACTATCCTATTCCAATTTTCTGAGTTTATTTTGGGGTCAACCCATGTTTGAATGTTGAGGTATACTGATTTGAAATTAACCGAATCAACTGTGCCATAGATTACCTTGGCTGTTTTGAACCCCTGAATTTGTGAGGTCTTCCCCTTTTTCATCAACTTTTCATATTATACAAGTTTATTTTTAAAAAAAATAAGTATATTTGTATCGATAGTCAAAAAAAAATTCATTTAGAGATATTTCTTATATATGATAATTGTTAAGTTAGATAAACATACGAACATTGAGAAGGCACTTAAAATTCTCAAGAGCAAGGTTATTAGAACAAAACAAACCGCTGAGTTGGTTAATAGAAAAGAATATACCAAAAAATCTGTTAAAAAGAGAGATATTCTTAAAAAAGCCAAATACGTTCAAAAAAAGAAAGATTCCGAAAATTAAAGGCTTTCGTTTAATCCTTTTAATTTGAAGAATGACAATTTGTTATACGTCTCAGAATCAACTTTTGTTATTGTTTCCTCAACTCTATTTAAAGTGTCAGTATCTGTCGTGTTTTCTTTTAATGAAGTTAATTTTGATTTAACCTCATCTTTAATTGACTCAAATTGTGGTTCTAATTCAGAATCCTCTGTCTTTAAAAATTTAATTAATTCCTGTCTATCAGATTCATTTAAATTTTCGACATAATTTGAAAATGTTTTATTTGCAATATTAACCATTGTTGATATTGGTAAATTAACAGTTTCTGTCTTTTTGGTTTCAGGTGATTTAATTAAATTTTCAGAAATAATTTTTTTACTCTTTAAACGAGATTCAATTGTTAAAACATCAGTTGAAAATAAATTGTCAATATTTTCATATTTGTTGTCACACTTAACATTTGAAACCCAAGATTTCAATTTAGAGATTGTAGATTCGTCGATTTTATTTACGGTATTTTCATAAACTGTAATACACTCATAAATGTAGTCATTAACCAAAGATTCATTTAAACCTTTATTAGAACTCATCTCATCGTAAAGATAAAATAGTTTACTAATATTTTTATTACCTAAAACCAAAGACTTAAAAGTCTTCATTTCAGATTTAAAAGTATTGTTAGAATAAGATTCAAGTAACTTTTCTTCAATCTTTGATTTAATATTTCCGAACTTAATCATTTTCTTTTTTATTATAAATATCAATCTCTCAGAAGTTTTTCTAGTTGAGATTCCATTTGACCTAATGAATTTCTTGCTTTAGATAAATCTATGTAAGAATCTTCTTCAAACACAGAGTCCGATTCTAATAAAATATTTAGATTATCTCTATTTTCTGATTCGGGAGTAATTCCGGCTTCACCTCCTGGTGGGGGTGGAGGCGGTAATTCGGCCCCTCCAGGTTCAGGTCCTAATCCTCCCATATCACCTCCCGGAGGTGGTGGAGGAGTCGCTTCAGATGATGCGGTTGCCCCTGTACCCGGACCTCCATATAATTTATCCACATTATCAAATACACCTGTATGAGCAATAATTGTTGCAGTGTTTGTTAACTCGGCACCTACCGCTTTTTCAATTCTTTGTTGTTGTAAATCAAGTTTAATTTCTTCGTCAGAGAAACCTAAAATATGTTTCTTAGCCCAAGAAACCGATACAGGAGCAATACCTTCGATTGCCGCAACTGCGTCTTTGTATAATAACATCTTTTCTTTCCAAACATCAATTTTAAGTAAATCGGCTTGGGTTGATGGGTTAGTTAATCCTAAAGTGAAATTAGTTAATTCGTCCTCAAAACCTAGTAAAAAAAGATGAATAATTGCGATTTTGTTCATTTCCGCAATCATACACTTTTGAATTCTGTTAATTGTTCGAGCAAAACGAATATCCTGTAGTGATAAATTTTTACCTTCACCAACAACTTCCTCAAATCCTAAAAACGCTTTAGGTACACGAAGTGCGGTCAATAATTTCTTTTGGATGTATTCAATATCCGCAATTTCAGACAGGTTTTTAGCTCCGTCTAATGTTTCAATTGGAGATGATTGAGCCGGGTCACGAACAGGGATAAAATAATCTTGGTCGACCGCCATTTGATTAAATCTCAAATCAACATTACCTGTTTGACTATCTACAACTTGACTTCTTTTAAATTTGTTAGCCACACGTTGTACATATGCCTCAACATCTTTATCATCCATGTTACCAACAAATACTTTAAATACTCTTCTTTCAGGGGCTCTTGATGTTCTATATATCAACATTGCATCTTCTGACAACAATAATTGTTTCCAAATGCGACGAGCTTTTTCTAACATAGAAGTACCATAAGGAAGTTTTCTATCGTCGCCCATTAATCTAAAGTGAGCTATCTCCCACGAGTTAAACTCCATGTCTTTTGCTTTCCATTTAAATCTTAAACCTCTATTTTCTTTTGGGTCCTCAACATTTTGACTTTTTGCCGGCATACCTCTTTCCAAACGTTCAATTTCAATATTTGGAAGTTGCATACATCCAACAACACCCTTATCAGAATCCAATTTTAAATACACAAAATTATCACCATACTTACAAGTGTTTCTTGTCCACATTGGTAAGTTTGTGTTAATATCTAATACATTATTAAATAAATCAGTTAAAATACCTTTAATTCTTTTTGACTCAGAATAAATCTGCAACATATAACCATTTTGGTCAACTGTAGTGGATTCTTCTCCGTATATGTCCAAGGCAGCAGAAATCTCTGGCGTATATTCCATTGATTCGTAATCATAAAATGATGCCAATCTTGTTGGTTCGTAATATACCGCTTGGGTATAAAGATTACTTTCAATTTTAGTCCACTGATTTGCAAGATAATATGTTTGTTGAGCCTGTAATAACTCTTTTTCATATTCCTGTTTTGAGGTAGTCTTTAATAGTTCTTGTTTGTCAAACTTATATGTTGGGTAATCTTGATTAAGTAATGCGTTCGGTCCAAACGCTCTTGTTAATCTTTGCCATACGGTTAACTGTTTATTATTTTCCATTAAGTTAATTTAAACACTTTATCAATAATATAAATACTATCTACCACCAAATAGCCAACCGTATTTCATATAATCTTCTTTGGTTACATTTTGTTGACTGTTTTGATTCATTCTTTCATTAAAATTAGGAATAACAGGATTAAACGCAAGTTGATTAGTAACATTTTCATTATTACTAACCGACCAAGATTCAATCATGGCTTTAGTTTGTTCTGTAACTTTAGTTAACTGACTAAACGATGATTCTGCAACATATGTTGCCATTGCGATTGACATAATTAAGTCATCGTGGTGCCCTTTTTGGTGGTCAGGTCTTCCGTTAATATAAACGAATGTGTTCATTTCATTGAATAATCTACTACTGTAAATTTTGAAATCATGTCTCATGACTTCCTCAAACGAAGCAATAATTTGAACTCTTTTATTATTAAAATTAATACCTGGTATTTTTTCGGCAGCTTTTGGGTCCCATTTCCATTTATTTGCAACATCAACACCGTCAACATATAGATTTTTAAATCCTATTTCTTGCATTTTTCTTGCAGTAGAAACACCCATACCACCGGTAATATCAATTACAACAAAACAAGAATACATGTTAGCCCACTTATAACAAACCTCAGCCATTGTATCAGGAGGTAATTTACCGACGTACTCGGCAACTTGTTCTCTCTCATCAAAATCTATAATTTGAAAAGAACTAAAGTCTTCACTGTCTCCCCTACTAACGTCAACTCCCATAACATATTTGTGACCGACAACAGGTTCTTTCCAAATCCAAAGAGCGTTACCCATCATTTTATTTTGGGGTTCTCTTATATAATTTTCTCTAACTCTTTGTAACAAATTTGAGTCAAATACGTTATCACCAGAACCCAAAAAGTTACATTCCAACTCCTGAGAAACTTTACGTTTGTCGTATTTTAATTTCTTAACCATCCCCTCAAACCAATTTGAACATGGTTTGTATCCCGTATCCATAATCAGTTTAAGTTCTTCATAGTTTCTATCATCGAAAGGGATACTTTCCCAACTTATAATATCATCATGACTATATTCTTCTTTGTTTAACAAATAATGAATAATATCCTTTGTCTTAACAAGATATAAATCTCTAGTATATCTTGGGTCTCTAAACCAATACATCTCTGAAATCTTGAAATCATTCATATTTCTTAATGCTTGGTCATAAATTTCATAATAAATTGGGTCATATCCGTTAGGTGTTGACACAACGATTACCTTACCACCCGTAGATAGGGACGCCATACAAGCTGCCCAAAAATCAGAATCAGCATCGATAAATGCCGCCTCGTCAAATATTAATATTGTTGGTGTGAATCCACGAAGTGCGTCCTTTGATGTTGCAACGGCCTTTACCTCACAACCATTATTTAATTTGTAATGTTTTTGAGAATCTTTTTCTGCTGAAAATCCAGCTCCCACCCAATCAGGCCATTGAGTTATAAAGGCCCTTATTTTATTTGCCATTTCTTGTGAAGTGTCAAGTTTGTTGGCAATAATTAGGATTTTTTCAGGTTTATTTTTCTTGGCAAACGCAAGTTTTTTTGATACCCACGCAGCGGTTACTGTGGACACACCTGCTTGTCGATATTTTAATGCAATATTTTCGTTAAAGTTTTCATAGTCATCAAGTAACGAAATTTGGTCAGGAAATAGTTCTAAGGGAACATATTTCGAAACGGTATTGTCATAAGTTTGTAAATAGGTACGTATATTTGTATATAAATATTAAACCCCCAACTAAGTGGGGGTTTTAATTATAGACCTAAACTTGAAAGGTCAACATCGTCGATATCATCGTCTTCCCATTTGGAAGACTCTTGTTCATATTCTTGTTTCTTTAAATCTGAAACAATCTCATCAACCATTCTTTGCATCGCCTTTGTTCCTGATGGGTCTCCGTTTAATACCGCTTTAGCGAATTTGAAAAATTCTTCTGCCGGTAATTTAGAAAATCTCATGAACAAATAATGTTGAATATGTTTCTTATCTTCATCAAATAACTCGATTGGATACGCTTCGGTGAATTTTTCCCAAAATACCGGACCTAATCTCATATCCCATATTTCTGCGGGTAGGGTGTCTTCAGCTCCCATAACCATTTCGGCTTGACGTGGGTCATCAGGTAAACCGTGAGTACCAAATATTTCATAAATACCCTTAATCAGTTCGTGAATAAGGAGTGGGAATGTCGCGGCTCTCGCCTTTACAGTTGGTGGGTCGGTTTCAGGGTCAACACTTGTTTGTCCCATCTGACCTCCACCACTTGCCGCCATACCTTCCATATCAGGCATTACCCAATAAAGGTGGTCCATAAGTGATTGGTTAACACCATATAGATTTACTAAATTTGGGTCAAGACTAGTTAACTCATCTCTAACTAACTCAAACATATAATGTCCTTTTTTAGATGCTCCTTGAATTAATGAGTTAATGAAACGTCTCTTTGCCTTTTCAAGATTGAATTTTTCAAACTCATCTGCAAAATCTTCCAGCTCTTCTTTATGTTTAAAGGCCTGTTTAACTTCCTCTTTACTTGGTTTCTGAGGCGTGGACCTCATTCCTTCTGCGGAAGACATTGGTCCTGAAACTAACTTTGCATCAAATTGCATCGCCCCGTCAGGAATTCCCATTTCTTTTTTAACCAAATCAACCGCCAATCTTTCGAGATATTCTTTATTTTGAAATTCAATTCTCATTACTTGTTGTAGAGACTGCATGGCCATACCCATAAGTTGCATGAGTGGATTACCTCCCTGTAAAGGTGCGGTAGTACCCAAATATCGTCTTACAGTGTCGACAGAATCTTTGAATCTTTTTGAGGAAACTAACTCGACAAAGTCTCTGTCCCCCTTTGGTAAAGCCGGATTTTCAGAATATGGAGTTTCTTTACTAGTTATTTTTCTCTCGATGTCACGACCCATCCTTTCAGGACCTTCGTAATCAATAGGTGCCTCATTAAGTTTTAATTTTAAATTTTTCAATCTATCACTTTCTTTTTTTGTGAGACCTTCTGTTACCAATTTTTTTTCCAAATTGGTTTTTTCGTTGATAACTTTTTTCATTTTTGGATTGAAACTCATATTATTTTAAGTTAATACCAATTGCACCGAAAGTTAACCATTGTGGTATATCCTCGGCTTTTGGAGCTGGTTTATGTTTTGGTTGATATGGGGTCTGTGGTTTCGGTCTTTCTGGTTTAACGTCAGGTTTGACAGGGGTTTCTACTTCTCTTTCACCGGCTTTTGGTGCTGGTTTATGTTTTGGTTGGTATGGGGTCTGAGGCTTTGGTCTTTCAGGTTTAACATCCGGTTTTACAGGAGTCTCAACTTCTTTTCCCGCCTCATTAATCATATTCACTAAATCTTTTTTACTCATCTTAGGTGGTAAATGTTTTTCTACTAAATTACTAATTTTCTTTTCTAAAACACTTTCGCCAAATTTAACAACAGGTTTCATATTATACGCAGCTTTTTCTAAATTATTTGCTAACACTGATGATAATTTTTTTGTATAATCTCCCATTCCAAATTCTTCTTTTGTTTCTTTTTTCTTTTTTTCAGGTAATTTACTAAAATTTTTAGTAGAATCAGAAAATTCTTTTGCCATCTTACACCACTTTTTCTGTTCTTTTGTTTTACCATCACCACACTTGTACCAAAAATATTTCTGTTGTTTTTTTGATTCAAATTTTTCTCCTAAATCTTGAGCACCGAATGTAACCGCCATTTCAGGGTCATTCATAGCCAATAAAACATCCCCATCGTTAGATTCCTCTTCACTAGTTTCTTTAGATTGTAACGCCAAGGCGATATCGGTATCATCATCCTCATTCATTTCACTCTCAGACTCAATTGCCATACCTCCTGAAGTTGGTGTTAAAGTAACCGGTTTTCCTCCTACTGTGGCTGTACCACCTTTTGGTCCGACAATTTGGACCGTGGTTGCGCTTGTGGTAACCTGTTCTTTATTTTCCTTTTTAGATTCATCTAATCTTTGGTATAAAGAATCGACTTGTCTTTCATTTAAAGACGAAAGCAAAGAATTACTAAATCCGTGATTTAATAACTCCATTATTTTTTTATTGGCTTTCATATTGTATTTTTTTTTCAAATTCTAATACGATGTCTCTTTCGTATAATTTATTTTTAACGGTTTCTTCTGGTTCCCCAAATCTAAAAACTAAACGCTTGTGCCTATCAAAATCAATGGATTCACTTTCGTTTTCCCAACACAAAGCAATTACACCATCAATTGCATCAACCATTGAAAAATAATCAGAGTTTTGAATCACGGACATTGTTATTATGTCGTTTTTCAAAACTCCAACTTTTTTTATATATTCTAAATCAGGTGGGAGGGGATATCCGTTTGATGGTTTTGATTCCCATGAATCTCCCCACACACCTTCCAAATCGTCAGAAAAAATAAACTCGTATATGTTATCTCCCTTATAATTTGGTCCTAATTCATTTACAAATATCAAATAACTCATATAACCTCACCCTTAGGAGTAATCTTAATTTTAGATTCATTTACTTGGAAAACCAAATTTTTGTTCTTTGTTTTTCCTAACAATTTAGCATCAGGGTATTGAGTAATAAGCTTCTTTGATTTCAAATACTGAGTTTCACTTTCAGAAACATATTGAACTCTCTTAACTAATTTTTTACGTTCAACTTCTTCTGAAACCACTTTTGGTTTTTTATTTTGAACCTCTCTTTTTTCTGCCTCGTCAATTTGGAAATACTTCTTTAAAATTTTATCAATTTTAGATTCAGAGAAAATACCCTCAATCATTTCTTCCATTTTGTATGCGTGGTCGTCACTAATTCTTCTATCTTTAATTTTTCTATGTCTTGGTTGTGATGGATAATCAAAATCATCAGACTCTTCATCATCAAACATTGAGCTAATATCATCCATTGACATTCCCATATCTCCTTCCGCCATTTCACCTTCAGGAGCCACTGGCATTTCCTCTTCTTCACCTTCAGGACCCATTCCCATTTCTTCATCACCCATGTCAGGTTCCATACCCATATCTTCACCACCTTCGAACTTAGACATAATTTCTTCCTTATCCTCAGGCTGCAAAGTATTCAAATCCAAAGCAGAAAGAACTGAATTAATCACGTATTTTACATCATCTGATGTCATTTTGTTTTCTTCATCAGCATTTAATGTTCTTAATTTTTGACCCAATTTTCCAGTCAATTTTTGAATTGTCTTAAATGTTACAATTTCATCGTCTTGACCCTCATCCGCCATATCATCCATAGGAGGCATTTCCGCTTCAGGTTCTACGGGAGCTGCCGGTACTTCAGCCTCGGGTGCCGGAGCAGATACAGGTGCTGGTGCGGGTGCTGGCGCGGGTGCGGGTGCTGCCTGTTCATTGGTATTAAGTTTTAAATAATATTTTTTCTCAGAGTCTTCGCTTTCAGTAAACAATGAAATATTCTTATCTTGACCTTCGTTAATATTAACTTCTTTAGCAATTAGATTTAATCTCTTAAATGCCGCAGAATATGAAGAATAGTGTTTTCTATTTTTCATAGGTTCAAGATAATCATAAGACTCATTAAGTCCTTTTTTAAGGACGTAACCATTCTTTTCTTTAACTATTTGATAGTTAAACCCATCGGCCAACGTAATTTTATATTCATTAGATGAGTCTTCATTTATTGGTTGTGGGATGTGCTCGTTATAACGTGCAATTTCCATGATACGGTTAATTTTATCCATACCTTCTAATTTCTCACTACCAATTGGTCTTAAATTTCCCATTTTGTTTTTTTTTAAAAAATTAATTTTTATATATAAATATACGGCGAAATATAAATATTTAATTTTAAATTAAGCCGCGTTAATTCCAAGAACGTCATCAATCTTTCTACCACCCTTAGCAATCAAACTATTACCACTATCAACTCTACTTCTAATTGCGGTTTTTGCTAGTATATTTGGATTAGTTTGACCTTTCTCAACTGATTTATTAATAACTCTTGCAAATTTTCTAAACCATCCTGGACCATTCCAAACAGCATAAGCGAAATGGAAAGTTAATCTTGAGTCGCTATCAACAATTTTTTTAGCTTCAGGTGAAAGATATCTATCCTTGAATTCATTATAGAATGGCTGAATTATATCAACAACTAAATCAGTTAATTCTCCCTCCAAACTTCCTCCTCTATAATTATATTTCCAAGTTTTTGGATTTTTATTTTTATCAATTATACTCCAAAATTTAATTCCAGGTGCGCTTGTATTGTATTTACCTCCGTGTCTCCTATCGATTCCAAACATGGTTTCACCAGACCTTCCCATTCCTTTTGTACTATGCCAATTTGGATTATAATAACCACCTTCCAAATTGTTGATTACATTTCTTGTAATTTGTCTAAAATCAACTGAACCTGATGGAACAACAATTTTTGGTTCTTTTTTAACAATTAATTCGGTTTCCTTTGATTTTATAGGTTCTAAACTTTTAACAGGTTTTCTTTTAAAAATAACTTCTGACATTTTTTTGAAATCATTTGAATCAACTTTTCCGTCAACATTCAACCCATTTTCATCTTCGAAAGATTCTACGGCAGTTTGTGTTTCTTTTCCAAATTTACCGTCAACTCCAAATTTAGGTAAAGGATAACCCATTAAAATTAAAGCATTTTGGAGTATTTCAGTATCAGGATTAAAAGTTTTTTGACCTTTTGGTTTTGGTTCGTTAATTAATGTTATATTTTTTTTCGATAAATCAACTAAACTAGATATGACATTTGAATATTCCTCATCCTCCTCTTGTTCTTTTAAAGACAGTTGTTTATCGGTGTGTTGGTTTTCAAAATTAAATAATTTTTCAATATATCCATTTCTTCTTAGAACTTTAAAGACCAAATTCTCATCTGAATATTCCCCATCCTTTTCTAAACCGCATGTTCTATATTTTTTTAACTTATCTTTATATTTTTTTATTATTTTTTTAGCCCTTTCTAATGGCTCATCAGACGCATTTTCAATCACACTATCAATAATATCCATCCATTGTTGTGATTTAACTTTAATAAGTTCTTTATCAACTTTAACTGATTCTTTTTTAGGTTCGTTACTCCATTCATCAAACAACACGGAATAAACGCCACTACTAAAATGAATTTCAGTTTCATTTTGAACGTATAACTCAACGTCATAACCGAAAATCTTTATATTATGTTTGTCGTTATATAAAGTTTTTTTAAGTTTAAATAACTCTTCATATAGAGGTAATTGTTCTTCTGAGAATTGAGAAAAATTTGCAACTATGTGTAAATCAATATCAGAAAATTTTGACCAATTATAATTGGCCAGTGAACCTGTCATTATCACATCAGTAACAATGATGTCAACACCCAAAAATTCTACAAAGTCATTGGTTATCTCCAATAGTCTTTCACGGACCTTTGGATTCATTTTTTGTCCGTCTTTGGACCAAATTTTTGGATTCAGTTCATCTTGTAGATGAAAACTTGAAAGAATATCTTTTAAACTACTCATCAGAGATAAATATTTGAGTAGTGTTAATTGTTAAATTTTTCTATATTTATACGTCTTAGAAATCTTTGAATTAAAAAATTTTCCTTGTGATTCTGACATTCTAAACTGAGTATAAACTTGGTGGGGGACCTCAGAGTATTCATATTTCGCACCTGTATTGAACTCAACCAACATTTTTTTGGTTTCAGTATCATATTCAGTTTTTTTAAGATTACTTGACTGAATTTCATTAATAATTTTTGTTCCGATAATTTCTTCTTTGATTATTCCCATAACTTTTTTTTTAAAAAATAATTGTTATTATTAAAAAAAAAATAGTTATGACCGAACCAATGGATAATGACGGAAAGAGCAAAAGCAAATCAAAAGGAGATTCGTCAACTCCAGTCCTTGATAATTTCAGTAGAGATTTAATAAAACTAGCTGAGGAAGGTAAATTAGACCCTGTTATTGGTAGAGAAAGAGAGATAACAAGAATCGCTCAGATTTTGGCGAGAAGAAAAAAGAACAATCCAATCATCATTGGTGAACCAGGTTGTGGTAAAACCGCTATTGTTGAGGGATTAGCCATTAAAATTTTCAATGGAGATTGCCCTAGAAATCTTATGGACAAAAGAATTGTATCTTTAGATATGACATCGATTGTTGCGGGAACTAAGTATCGTGGTCAGTTTGAAGAAAGAATGAAGGTTATCATCGAAGAATTACAATCGTCACCAAATATTATTGTTTTTATTGATGAAATTCATACAATAGTTGGTGCCGGAAATTCATCAGGTTCGTTAGATGCGTCCAACATATTTAAACCAGCACTTGCCCGTGGGGAGATTCAATGTGTCGGAGCAACGACGTTGGATGAGTATAGAAAGAATTTTGAGAAGGATGGGGCTTTAGAAAGGAGATTTCAAAAAGTTATTGTTGATTCTGCAACAAAACATGAGACATTTCTTATTTTGAAAAATATCAAGGATAAGTATGAAAATTATCACAAAGTTAAATATTCTGACGAAATTTTAACCCTATGCGTTGATTTGGCTGAGCGATATATTACAGATAGAGAATTCCCTGATAAGGCTTTCGACATTATCGACGAAGTGGGTGCCAGAAGTCAAGTTGAGATTAAAGTACCCGAAGTAATTGACCAACTAAAACAACAAGCCGCCGAAATAAAACAACAAAAAATAGAAGTTGTTAAGAAACAAAACTATGAAGAAGCGGCAAACCTTAGGGATAAGGAAAAGAAAATTTTGGGGAAACTAGAGGATGAGAAAAAGAAATTCGATGATGATTTGATATTACAAAAAAAGGAAATAACCACTGATTTAGTTTATGAAACGGTATCAAATATGACCAAAATACCTATCTCTAAATTAAATTCAGATGAAACCAAAAAATTGGCGTCATTAGAGGAGGAACTTTCAGGAAAGGTTATTGGTCAGGATTCCGCAGTATCTAAAATCGCCAAATCAATTAGAAGAAATAGATTAGGGATTAAGGACCCAAACAAACCAATTGGTTCATTCATATTCTTAGGTTCTACAGGTATTGGAAAAACATTGTTAGCAAAAGAACTTGCAAAACAAATTTTTGGTAGTGAAGATAATCTTATCAGAATTGATATGTCCGAATTCCAAGAGAAACATACAATATCTCGATTGATTGGAGCTCCTCCAGGATATGTTGGTTATGATGAAGGCGGGCAGTTGACAGAACAAGTTAAGAATAAACCATATTCGGTTATATTATTTGATGAGATTGAAAAAGCCAATAAGGATATTTTTTCAACCTTACTTCAGGTGTTAGACGATGGTCACGTAACCGATGGATTGGGAAGAAAAATCAACTTTAAAAATTGTGTCATTATTATGACCTCGAATATTGGAGCCAAAAAATTACAAGAGTTCGGTGCTGGAATTGGTTTTAAGAGTGTTAACTCTTATATTGAGGAAGAATATAAGAGAGATGTTCTTAAAAAAGAACTTCAAAAGTTTTTCGCTCCTGAATTTTTAAATCGTATTGATGAGGTTATTGTATTTAACAATTTGAAAAAAGAAGACATACAACAAATTGTTAAACTTGAACTTGATAAACTTTGTAAGCGTTTAGTAAATTTAAAATACAATATTTCTTACGAAGAAAATGTTGTTGAACTAATATCTGAAGTTGGTTTTGACGAGCAGTTTGGAGCTAGGCCTCTTAAGAGAGCCATTCAAGATAAAATTGAAGACTATATTTCTGAAGAAGTTCTAAAGGGCAATATTATCGAAAATGGAGAATATCGACTATCTGTAGACAATAAAGAAATAAATATTATTGAAAATAAACCTATTACGGTTAAAAAACCAAGAAAGAAAAAAGGGGAATAAATCCCCTTTTTTTTATGCTAATTTTTGTGTTGATAGTTGTTCAATTTTATTAATCAGAGTTGAATAAGATTTGAAGTGGTCCATAGCAGCGTCGATAGTATTAAGTAAATTACTTTTTTTATCCGTTGGCATTTTAGATGTATCCACTTTAGTCCTGAGTTGATATAAATCGCCCATGACTCTAACATTAGGTTCATCTAATTTTTTTAATTTACGAGTAATACCTCTTAAAGAACTTAAGTATTTAAAATAATCATAACCTTCTCCTCTCCAAACACCCTTTAAACCTTGGTATATGTCACCTAAACCTTCTTGGGTTTCTTGTTCCTCAATTACTTTTTGTACTATTTTTTCCAAATCGGATTCTGACAATCTTATAACTTTTCCCATGATATTTTTTTTTATAAATATCTTAGAAAAGTAAAAACTGAGAATCCTTACGAGGGGTCAAATAATATTTTTTATTACCCAATGACTCAATCATTTTTTTACCTGTATCAACACCATTGAAAGTGTCCTCAATCACAACGTATTCTTCTTCAGTGTGATAATTGTAATATCCAATTGAAATGTTTATACAAGAGAAATCAAACTTATTCTTTAGTGCGTAAACGTCGGTATAAGGATGAGACCCATACTTTTGTCTACCTTGGAATGTTTCTTTTATTACATTGTCACATTTTTTAAAGAATTCTTCTGATTTTTCAAACAATTTAACCCCCATACAAAACTCAGTTACCATCCAGTTAAACGGAGCGTCAAATTGAATCGCATAACCAACGTCAGAAAAGAAATTTGGGTCAGCCTTTCTTGAACCGTGACATCCTGTTTCTTCTGAAACAAAAAACACAGCCTTTAAATGGTCAAGTTCTTTTAATAATTCCAAACAAGCAAAAACACCACATTTATTATCACCACCAATACCGGTCGGTCTACCGAAATCGTTATAAGCTTTCAGGGATGGTTTTATTTCACCTTGATAGTTTTCCAGTTCTTCTTCTCTAATATTAATAACATCGATATCATGTACGGTATCGGTGTGAGCAACTACACAAGGATAATAAAAATTATCATCTGTAGTTTCACCCTTTGTCGCATAAACATTCCAATGTTCATCAACAGAATATTCAATGTTATTTTTGGTTAACCAATCAATCAAAAACTCAATCATCAAATCTTCTTGATAAGTTTTTGTTGGTACGGATAAAACAGATTTAAGTAAATTTAGGTCTCTTTGCATATTGACAAAGATAGGTCAAGTTTGTGAATAAATAAAATTAATTTAAAATAATTCAGGGTGATACAAAAAGTTATAGAAATCATCAACCTCTACATACCTTTTTTCGACACCGTAAAAATTGTTTTTGTCAGGTTTATGTAATATTTTAATTTTTCCATCTTCAAACCCTTCAATTTTGAATATTTTATTTTCGTTTTTCTTTCCAAAAGTTTTTTGTGCTGGAAAATTATACCATTGACCGGCTCCGTAGTTAAGTTTGTCCAATAACTTATAAAATTTTTGCATTTTTTCAAGTTCTTCAGGGTCTGTATTCTCAACTAACCTATTATATAACCTATCCAAAATTCTGTTAACCTCTCTATTGAACCCATCTCCATCCCAATTCTCGTTGCCCCAATATGCATAATAATCCTCATATAAATCTTCGTCAAACTCTAAATTATTTTGTCCAACGAAATTCTTAAACATGTCAATCAAACTATCCTCGTGAGGAGTTTTTGTTTTGTCCCAAAAATAAATTAAACTACTAACAGTTGTAAGGTATACTTCTTTACACTCTTTTTCAATAATTCCAAAATTATCAAATTTACCACATAATTTTTTATTAACATATTCTAAACAACCGGCCTTTAACGTTTCGTCATAATAGTCCGCATAATAACCTCCAATTTCACTAGCCTCATTACTAAAATTCTGATAGAAAAATTCACCAACATCTTCATTATTACCAATTTCAAAATAAGCAAGTGGAGGGTTAACCAATTTTATAATATTTTTAAATAAAGTTAAATTTTCTTCATTAAGATAATGAAGTGTGTACCCTTGTCTCATCTCATCATCACCCCAATAAGTGTCAACAAATAAGTTACCTGAATATCTACTTTCACAAGCGGCGATTATTGAAGCATTATTATTGTAATTGTCTTTGTCATCTATGAATATATTCATATATTCTTCCTCAGTGAATCTTAATTCAACTAAAGACTTTCCTCTATTTTTTTCATTTACTCTTGTAACCTTTACAATTCTATCATCATCGGCCTCTTTAACAAATATAGGGTTTAAATTTGAATCACGAAATTGTAAAAGCGATTTATATAGTTCCATTAAAAAACTTTTTATATAAATACTTGGAATACCGATAAACTATTTATATCTTTGTATCACGTTATTTGAAATATGGGGGTAACTTGGAATTGACTAGCATGGTTGATTACTCGGAGCATGTCGAGGCTGAACTAACCTTGTAAAACTGGTTCACATGATAAACGACAACGTTATCAACAAACTCTCTGCAGTTGGTCTTATCCGTACTGAGGAGAACATTTCAGTAGCCTAATCTAGGATTAGCCTACAAAACGGGTCGGCAGACACACAACCTTGGAACAGAAGTCGTAGTTGCGGTGTGGTTTCTACCCTAAAAGAAACAAAACTCGTTTGTGGTTTTAAGAGCTCAAAAACCAATATTTCGGAACATTGAGAATCGATGTTGACCTAAACATGTAGGGCTTAGTAGTTAAGATGAGTAGGAAGGGGTTCGACTCCCCATACCTCCACACTTTGTTAAATTAAAAAACCCCTCTTCGGAGGGGTTTTGTTTTTTTATATATTAACGTAATTTATAACTTTATCAAAAAGGTTTTTTCCAAACCCTAAACTACCTCCATCAAACTTTTTATCAACTCCATTTTTTCTTACTGATATATAATAATTATTTTTTGCACCAATAGGGTGATATATTGAAATAACTTTTTTACTTGTGTCGGGGGTATTACCATTGTAAAGTGTTGTAAATCCGCTCGCATTTCTTGTGTCCTCAACTCTATAACCCAATTTATTTTTTAAATAACTAACTGGGTCTACATCATTTACCAAAGGGTCACTTTTTCCATCCTGTTCATTTATAACCCTTTTAACCAATCTTACTAAATCTGATTCTGTAAGTCTTACTATTTTTCTCATTGTATTAATTTTTTATATAAATATATAAAAAATAAAAAAAGGTGAGTTTCCTCACCTTATTTTTAATAGTCCATAGTGTCCACATTAACCACTACGGAAGGTTACGACCAGTCAAGTTGTGATTCTTACTTTATGTTGCCTGCAACAGGTGAAACCCACTTCTATTTAGTTGCGGAAACCGGAGTTGCACCGGATGTCTTCAGCTTATGAGACTGACGAGGAATCTGTTTCTCCCTTCCACAATGTATTAGTTATAAATTAAATATATAACAACACAAATATACTAATAATATTCACATTTGTCAATTTTTTTTTAAAAAATCGGTATTTTACTTTTTTTACGGATATTTATTATTATGAGACCAAGATTAGATGAAACAAAAAAAAGAGTTAAAATATCAATTACTCTTAGTCAAAAAATTAATAATAAATTAGAAGGTGATATTATTAATAAGTCAAAATTAATTGAAAAATTATTATCGGATTATTATGACAAAAAAGATTTGCAGTAAATGTAGTATTGAAAAAAATACTAATGAGTTCCAAAAAAACAAATACTCCAAAGATGGTTTCAGGAGTGAGTGCTCTGAATGTTCCAAAAAAATAAAAAAACTAAAATCCAAAGAGATTATTAATGGTTATTCAAAAAAATACAGAGAAAAACATAGAGAAGAACTAAATGAAAATTTTAGAATTTATTACCTAAAAAATAAGGAAAAAGAAAATGAACGAAGTAAAAGTTATAGAGAAAAATTAAAAATAAATAAAGAAAATGTATTAGTAGAACAAAAAGAGCCTTCAATTCCTTGGAGGATAAAAAATAAAATTTTATTTTACAATAAAAGAAAAGAAAAATATCAACAAGATGTAATTTTTAGACTATCAATAAATCTTAGGAATAGGATGAATAGTTTTCTTAAAACTAAAGGTTATAAGAAAAATAGTAAAACTTTTGAAATTATAGGTTGTTCTCCCCAACAACTATTGGAACATTTAGAAAATCAGTTTGTATTGGGTATGAGTTGGTCAAATAGACACGAGTGGCATATTGACCATATAATCCCCTTGTCTTCGGCTAAAGATGAAACTGAAATATATAAATTATCTCATTATACAAATTTACAGCCATTATGGAAGGAGGATAACCTTAAAAAAGGTTGTAAGATAAATTAACTAAGCCTGAGATTACAGCTTTGATTGAGTACCTTTAGAGTCATTATTTTTTCTACTCTTATCCACAAGATTTTGTCTTGTATTACTCATTGCCAATTGGTAAGGCCAATCAATCCTTGACGATACAACTACTCTCTTACTACTCAGCTCTCTTCGAGAATGCCTTCCCAATTAATCCTTGCGAGATTAGAGGTTTTTCGTAAAAATATAGTTCAACTTGGGGTCTCACTATGCTCAGAACATCTCTAAGCTATGTGGGCAACTTCCGTTGTACCGTGATGGACACTTTTCCTTTAATTATTGTTCATAATTTAAGATTTGTGTCGTGGATGTGTCAGAGTAGTGGTCCACCGTAAGCTCCGCCTCCTTTTGGGTGACGGAATACTAAACTACTCCGTGAGATATCCCTATCTCCATACTTTCAGATTACTTCATAAAGAGACCTTGGTAGGTCATCTTTAGGGGTAGTAGCGACACCACTCGTTCTCCACCTTACCTTTCGGTTTTAAGTCCCCTTCGGTATTGGAATCCGCAATATTGTAGTTGGAAGCCACATTTCTTACTTGATTCCTATGGGTTATTCTTATTGTTCTTCCGAACTCAACTTGAGAATCCACATTCCCAGGTCACAATTCCACTTTCCCTACAGTGTTACCCTCGGTACTAAAGGTCTTGTGATATCCCACTTGTGTACTCGAGCTCCATTTCTGAAGCCGCAGTCTCCTTAACACGGGGGAGACCACTTTATCCTACTTTCGTAGTTTATTTTAAAGGACCATACACGGCCCAAAATCTTTCAAAGAACTTTTCGGTCATTCCCGAATTGTTTTACAAATTTAAGTCAAATTTTTCAATCTTCCAATTTTTCTTAAACTTTTTTTAAGATTCGAGACTTGTATCTTAATCGTTGTCCGTCTCAAATCCTTTACAAATATATGGTGACTTTTTCATTTCACCAAATTTATTTGTAGTTTTTTTTTAGATTTAACTTTCCGAGTATCTTTCATCACCTGTAGGTGTCAAATCTTTTACAAAGATAAGGATAAATACTCACCAAACAAGCAAAATCGTAAAAAAATTACAGATTCATCAAATTTTTAATTCTATCAACATCTTCTTTAACGATAGAATTCATACCAAATTGACCAAACGCCTTTTCAAACCCTTTCATTAAAGGGTCCAATTTTCCACCAAACACATCAAGACCTTTAGAGTCCGGAGTTAAAGTTTTTAGAGCATTAGATAACTCAGGACTCATTTGTTGTTCGTCATCCTCATCAGGTGTCGGTAAATCTTCTTTACCTGAAACTTTAGTAGTATCTGAATCAGTCGTATTTTCACTATCGGGTGTCACTCCTAATTTTGAGCCATCATAATATGGTTTTGGATTTACTGTTTGTCCGTTTTCATATACCTCAAAATGAATATGGGGGCCTGTCGAACGACCTCTACCAACATCATTTTTACCACCTCCAGAAATCGCAATTACCTCACCCTTTTTAACATTATCCCCTACTTTTTTAAGTAATTTACTATTATGACAAAATCTGGTTTTAAGCTTTTTTCCATCAACCATTCCGTGGTCTATTGCAATGGTACCACCGCAAGCGTTATTTGCCATTTCACTTTGAATGACAACTCCGTCGGTCATTGCTAGTACTTCAGTTCCTGTGGGGTGAGCAATATCTAATCCTGAATGTTTTTTGACCTTACCTAATGTAGGATGTACCCTATTACCAAAAGGGGATGTTATTCTACCTTTAGAGGTATTTGTTATGTAAGAAAAATTTGTCATTATACTCTAGTTCTTAAAAGTTGATTTTCTGCTCTCAACTTTTCATTTTCTTTTCTTAAGAAATCCACCTCGACTTCTAATCTTGAGAGTGAAGTGGTTAATACGATGATGTTTTCTCTCATCTTATCTTTTTCTTTGGATGATTCGTCAAGTAATGTTTCTAATTTAACAATTCTTTCTCTTAAATCATCTCTATAAAGTTCCCCATCTTTGTGTTGATTCTCTTCTTGCCTTTGCTTCAACAACATTCTTTTCTCATAATATTTCCAAGCCGCGTTTGAAGTTAAAACCGTTATTAGTGTAACGAGAATTGTAACCAAGTGTTGCTCCATCATCAGTTTTTATTAAGTCAGTTATTATATTAAGATAAATATCAAAAACAAAAAAAAAGTATGACATAGAGTCATACTTTTTACAAATATACGAATGTTTAATTAAACCGTGTGGTCAATATTAACCCTAATACAAGTTTGAGGTTTATTTTCATTCATCAAAAAATTATTAATATATCCCATAATATTCGCCGAACCAATTGGATTTGCCGAGTGAACTACGACCAAAGGAAATTTAATTTTGGTATTTCCTTTTTTTGAGCGACTCATTTCAATCCTATCAGGATTCATTTCATAAAAATAATCAACAATCCATTTGGTACAATCATAACCTGTTTTTTCGGTTATATTATTATAATCCAATTTGTAATTTGGTGAAACATTTGTGAAATATTCATTCATGGCGGTGTCACCCAAATCGTGGTCAAATGAAATAGTTTCAATTTCACCAAACGAACATCATCCAAATAAATCCTTTTCATGGTACAAAGATAAGTGATTTATCTAACTCTCACAAATTTTTTGTACTTATTATCTTTTCCCTTAATAACTCTCATTTGTAAATCGCTATTTGGGAGAATTTGTTGCCAGTCTATTACCATTTCGGTACAAGGACCAAGATAGTCTCCGTGATTCAAGTGAGCTTGGACCGCAGGTTGTGCCACATAAATTGTAATCCATTCTCCGTTGCCTAAATTGTGACAAATTGCGACTCTGTTGTTTCCACCACCACCTTCTTCTTCCTCTTCATCGTGATTAATATGAATTATTTGCTCAAATGTAGATTCATTTCCACAATAATCAGTCGCCGTGTAATCTCTTATAATACTGTGTGAGGATACTTCAGTGTCAACATAAGTTACATTAAATGATGAACAATTATCAGTAACTGTAACAAATAAAGTGTCAATATTATTACCTTCATTGACTTCCAAATATATTGGTCCATTAATGACTGGTGGTACTGTATCAATTGAAATTATTGTTTGAGATGAGTATGAGGTATTTCCACACTGGTCATAAGCTGAATTGTCACAATAAATATTTGTAGTTTCTTCATACCAAGCAATCTCAACACTATCATCACACTCATCAAGAGCAACAGGAAATACAACATTCAGGTCAACATCGCATGAAATTGTAACCTCAGGCTCGAAGTTAACAAAATAGGGGTTAATTGAGTCATTCTCACATTGTGAAAACAAATTAATCGATAATAAAGTAAATAAAGTTAGGAATAAATTTTTCATAGTTTTAGTTATTGAGTTTACCCAAAATATAAATGATTTAATCTAAAAAATCAAAGAAAAAACATTATAATCATCATGATAATAAATAGTATTATCGATGTGATAAACAATTTTCCGCTATCTACAAAAGGTTTCTTTTCCATATTATTATTTTAAAAAAGAGGTCGGAGATGGAGTTAAACCACCCTAAAATGTTTTGCAAACATTCACCTATTCGCTCGGACATCCGACCTTATAATTATTTTTTACTTCCAAATGACTTAATGGTGAAATACCAACTTGGTTTTATATGTTTTGGGTCTTGTATGACAACATATATTCTACCATTTTCCAATCCCTTATTATCATCAGAAACCGCATCCTTACCAACGGTAACTGTCCAAATATATCCTTCTTCATCCTTTACCATACTTTGGATATACATTGAGTAACGGCTAAACCATTTCTCAACCATAAATCCATTATTGGGTAACCCTTCTGAACTTAATGTAAGTTTATTTGGGTATTTAATTCCAATCAATGTTCCCTTTTTAGAGATATCAACATAAATGGCGTGTTTACCCTGTTTAACTTTTTTAATATCCCAAGTTATTGAGATAGTATCAGGAGCAACGAATGTGCCTTCCTCAAAAGTTTGAACAAGCCATAAGTCGGACTTAAAAGACACAGGGTCTTTAAAAGTTTGTGAAAAGGCATTAATGGTTAAAATTGTACATAGTACAAAAAATACGTGTTTCATTTGTTAGGTTTTATAGTAAATATCTTAAACAAATGGCGAGTTAGATATGAACTATAGTTTTTCAGTTGTAGTCGGAGTGGGAGTTGAACCCACGACCATCACGGTATAAGCGTGCCGCTCTCACCACCTGAGCTATCCGACTATATTAACTAACAAGGTACCACCAACTCTTACCTTTTCTTGGGCCGACTAGTCAACAGTCGTACACAGCCTTACTGTGATACCAAACCTCCTACGGACATCACTCCGTTTATCTTCGTGTGGGGCACACTATCCGTTGTATTTGTTTCGGAACGC